TGTGGTTTGATTCAAGGCTGAACCTGTAGCATTTATGATGATTGAGTTGTTGGCTTGATTAACGTCACCAGCATTAGATCCAATTGCTATAGCATAGGTTCCTTGACTTGAGTTACCAGCAAACTCTCCTATGGCTATTGCACTGTTACCTTGTGAGGTCATACCAGCACTGACTCCAACTGCTACTGTTCGCTCACCCTGTGCTGAATTACCAGCAAACGATCCTATGGCTACTGCTATAGAACTTTGATTGGAAAATCCAGCTCGTTGTCCCACTGCTACTGATTGACTACCTTGTGTGGTTCGTCCGGCGTTGTCTCCAACTGCTACAGAATACGCACCTTGTGTGGTTTCCCCAGCTTGCCTACCAACAGCAACTGATTGAGTGCCTTGTGTGGTTGCGCCAGCACCAACGCCAATGGCCACTGTAACATTGCCTTGTGCAGACAATCCAGCATACGCTCCTATGGCCACTGATTGGATACCTTGGGCATCCTGGCCAGCGTATAATCCAATGGCAACTGATTGTGTGCCTTGAGTATTTTCGCCTGCACCGTGGCCAATGGCCACTGCGTCATCACCTTGCAAAGCAACACCGCCACCGGCATTTTGACCAATTGCCACTGCTGTTGATCCTTGGGTGGCACCGGCATTATCACCAATTGCAACACTTTGATTACCTTGAGCAAATAGTCCAGCACTATTACCAATGGCCACAGAACTTATGCCTTGAGCATCAAACCCAGCCGATGTGCCAATAGCCACGGCATTGACACCTTGGGTGGTGTTGCCGCCGGCATTTTGACCAATTGAGATGGCTGCGGCGTTTTGACCACCGGCACCGGCATTTTGACCCAGTGCTATTGCCGCCGCCGCCTGCCCATCAAAACCAGCATTTTGACCTAACGTTATTATAGTAGGGCCTGATGCACCATCTTTATTGATTAACAGTGCCCAGGTTGTTGCTCCTGACGGTGTGGCCACTGCTGTGAGTTCGCCCAGTGCATTGCCTATGTACAAGATGGTTGTGGCTTGATCCACCACAAGTTCACCGGGCCTGGCATTACCGTCGTAGTCAACAATGCTGACTTGAGCATTGTCTTTCATTGCGGCACGAGAGATGCCTGTGATGTTTGCGTATGGTGGTGGTGGATTGGCCATTATCTAGGGTATCCAGCAAATGGTTTGACAGGGCTTTTTGTGTCAGTATCGAGCTCTTCATTGCTGCCACGATCAGACAACAGGTGACCTTGTTGTCCCATTTCTATTTCGGCGGCTCGAATTATGTCTTCTTCTTCTTGAGTGTAAGCCACTATTACTGCAAAATTATTTGCAGGACCATATTTTTTGTTGGTCTTATGATCTGCCATGGCAATACCAAATCTATAGATATCATAAGGATTTGAGCTCATCATCCCCGGGTACTGAAAAGTCGTGGGCAGCGCCCTACTGAGTATAGATTTCTGTTCAAATACAAATTCACAGGCTCTCATCTGGGGTAGCCCTTGAACGCGGTGACAGGACTGGTGGTGTTCACAGCAGGATGTTCTTGACTGCGTAGGTCACCATGATTCAAATCTTCATGATGGCTGCCCACGGCCTTGTAGGCCATTTTCATCATGTCCTGTTCTTCTGGTGTGTATGGTGCCGCAATGTTGTTGCGGCCTGCCCATGACTCTCCGTCTAGTTCAGGCACAAATGAGCCATCAGTTGACGCCACGGCCATCATGATTCTGTTGAGTTCGTACACACGGTCAGCAAACTGAGTATCGCGAAACTTGTTCATGCCCACTGTGGCTTGATTCAGTCGCTTGCTCATTTTGCCAACCTTGTCTTCGGTCACAAACTCCTGTGCTCTCATATTAGGTGGCTGGAGTTGCTATGCCATTACTGGCTGCTGTGGCACTTGAAGCTGTGCCTAGTGCAGTGGCGGTGAAGCCGCCGGCGCCTGTAAGAATGTTCAAATAGTTGCCTGCACCCACGTAATATTGTGACACTGTGTTGCCTGGCACCGCAATGGCGTTGGCATACAAGTTGCCCAAAACACTGGTCATTGTGGCATTAGCAGGTGTGCCGTTGGCCAGTTTATAAGTCAACTGTACAGTACTGACTTGAAATGTCACATTGCTGAGTGTGGTGGCAAATTCCACTTTGTCTGTGGTCCACAGAGTATTTCCTATTGCATTTACAACTTGTACTGTGGTTGCCATTATCGGTCACCTTCAGGTTTGGACACTATGGGTTGAAATAGTTCTCGTGCTTGATACATCACACCCGGAATTTCCACAGGTGTTTGTTTTACTGTGGGAATTGCGGGCGGCACATAATTGTTGGCATTGCGCTGTGCAATTTCTGCTGCCACTTCACTGTATGGTCTCATCATGATTTACCCCTTGTATGCTTGCCATTGGTTGGTGAGAGCAAAAATGCTTTCATCAATATCTTTTTTCTTGATTGCATTTGTTCCAGGAATCTTGTCACCAATTTTTACATCATCGTCTTCGAGTCCTTTGGTGAACAAGTTGCCTTCTTCAGTTTTTTCTTCGTCAACGGCTTTCTTGGCTTCGCGGATGCCGGCCATTTCTCGCATGCGCTGAATGCTTTCTTCCACTGTGTCTTCTTCGTTGACATCATCAGCAGCGTCTTTCATTGGCTCGTCTTTGTTGTTATCTTTGTCTAAGTCCAAGAAATCAGGCTTAGCTGCTTCTGCAAGCCCAGCCATTTCCATCATTCTACGCAGATCATCATCATTGTGTGGTCGAGTAGCCACAACAGGCACAGTGGATTGTCCGTCACCGGCAATGTCTGCTTTGGGCTTGTTCAAGCCACCTGCATACTGTAATGCATCGTTGGAAGTTTGAGTATTGGTAGGATAGTCTGGAGCATTTTCGTCTACCATGTGTCCATGCATGTCGCCGCCATGTTGGTCTTCGCCGCCCAAGCCTGCTGACTTCAGTATCATGGCCAGTTTCATTGCATCTTCGTCAGTGGCTGTGATTGTCAGGCTCTTGTTGCCGTCAGTTGAGTCACTCATATTGATGCTCATTGATTCAGCAATCATTTGTTCCAGGTCACGATTGAATGAATCGTAAATGCCTTTGCCATAACTCATGCCACCAGACTTGGCTGGTTTAACGGACACTGTGCCCTTGTCAACAGTTGCACTGATTCGACCAGTGCTAGAACTGGTTGAAGTTTTGCCAGGGCCAGTTTGTGTGGTAGTTAATCTTCCGTCTTCAGAGTTCTCATCAACTTCTTTCTTTTTCTTTTCTGGCAAGCCTTTGTGCTTGGTCTTGGCAAAGTCTGCAGTGTCTTTTGGCTTCATGCTGTTGGCCACTTTGCCCACAGCCTTGCTGGAAGGCTTTTCGCCTTTTTGTGCTGCATGCACCATGCCCATGAAACGTTGTTGCTTCTTGCTCACTGCTTTTTCAGCAATGGGTTCTTCGCTGTCATCACCAGCTTGATTTTGCATGTACTCGTCAATGGAGATCATCATGCCTTCAATCTTGGCCAACTTTGATTGCACCCACTCTGGCAAGTTGTCGTTGTCGCCTAGCACTCGACTCAAGGCCTGTGCATGACGCACAATGGTCTTGATGTCGTCTTTGGCCATATCGCCTTCTTGATCGTATTCACCTTGGTCACGAATGTCTACTTCGCCTTCTTTAGTCATCAACTTCGACTTGCCTGACGGTCCTTTAGCACCAATGCTTTGCTTAGTGCCCTTTGGACGTCCACGTCCACGCTTTTCTCCGCTGGTTTCACTGTCATCGTCTGCGCCAACACTAATGCCTTGATCGTCTGTACGACGAGTTACCATACGGCCTGTGGCAGTGTGTTTGATGTCATGCTTGGCACCACGTTCAATGCTGCCAACTTTGGGTTTGGTAGCTCTTGGTGTGCTCAAGTCAAACGCAGTGCCTTTGGAACGTTCTTCGTCCATTTCAGCATTGCGACCACGACCGCCGCCCAGGGCACTACGCATGGCTTCGGCAGCCACATCGCCCAGCATTTCGTCAACTTCTTTTTTGGCGCCGGCAATTTTGTCGGCAAAAGTGATTTTGTTTGCAGGAGGTGCCAGTTTGGCAAATGACTTTTGTTTGGCAGTCATTGGAGCACCAGCTTCTGGCACTCTTTCATGATTCTTTGGTAAAGGCACTCCTTTTTCACCTGGCTTGGGTGGATCAGCAGTCCATACGCCACCTTTGATGGTGCCCATGCTGTTGCCGCCTTTTTTCATTGCGTCAGGATTCAAAGGTTTCCAATCGTCCTTGCCAAATCCAGGTGCAGCAGTTCTTGGACGAGTACCACGAGTCATTTTATTTTCTGCTTCTTCAGGTCGTTTTGGTTCAATGGCTAGTTTGTACACACCGTCAATTACTTCGCCACCTTCGTCAACACTTTTGGCCGGAGCAGGATAGCGTTTGGCTAGACGTTCTCTTTCGTCTGGTCTAGGACCATATGCAGGATCAGGCATGTCCAATCCCAGTTTGTCTTTGATCTTGTTGATCACACCTGGTGATGTTCTGTTCACATACTTGGTTTGCCCTTGACCATCGCTGGCCCATGCACCGCGACCGGCACCGGGGAAGTTCTTGGCAGAATACCCTTGGCCCGCCATCTTGTCAAGACTTCGTGATGTAGCAATCTGCTGGTCCGTGTTTGGTGTTTTGTAATTTTTAGCGTCTGGGCTGAAGGAATACATCGGGCCTGCTTGATTTTCTTCAGGACCAGCACGACCTGGACCAAAGTCACCCTCGGCTACTTGGTCGTTGTCATACTGATTGAATTCTTTGCGGGTAGCAGCCATCTTTGCTTTACTGGCACCTTCTCTACCTAGTTTAGACAATTTTTCCATGCCGGGCTTGGTGTATTTTTCAATGCCTTTGGCATGTTGACTCATGTCACGTTCGTTCAACTGCTTGTGTGTGACTTCGGGGGTAGCACGGATGCTGTCTAGTTTTTTGTTTAAATCGTAAAAGAAACTCATTTGTATTATCCTCTTGGGTTGGCGCCAGTGGCTGGTTTGGGTGGACGATTGATCTTGCTCATTGGGCTTTTGTTGCCCGTTGGAATATCATTTGTGGTTTTGGCTGCGGGTGTCTTGCCCCCAGCCACGGTGAAGTCACTGCGATATGCATTTTTCAACACAGCATGATCATAAGGTCCAGTTGCGTAGTCCTTTTTCAATGCACGTTGTTCAGCATCAGGCGCAGGATAATCTGTATCAGTCAACAGGTCTTTGTTTTCCACTTCAACTTTGTTGGCTTCGTCAACTAGGCCGTCAACATGATTTTGTGTTTGCATCACAATGTGATTGGGATCAAACCCCATCAGTTGTGCCAGTTGTTTGATCTGTGGTTCAATAGCTGGATATTTGAAACTCACATCAAACATGGACACACTGTCATTGGGGTTGTTGGGAAAATCAGTCAGCACTTTTTGTATGGGTGTGGTTTTTACGTCACCCATGCTCACTGGATCAAATTGATCCAGTTTTTGTTTGAGATCGCGAATTAACTCTGCGGACGGTTTGCCCAGAAGTTTAATACGATAATCGTAAGTGCGCTCACTTTCGGCTAGGTATTGTGCAAATTTTTTCATGTCAGGTTCCTGTAGGGTATTTATTCTTTTTTGTCATTTTGATCTTTGCCCAGTATTCTTTCCAGTAGATCATTACGACTCAGCACCATGCCTTGTGCTGTTTGCATGGCGTCTGAGCCTCCGGCATCAGCGGCTTTGGCGTCTATAACTTGTTGTTGTTGATCCAGGCGCATTTTTTTCATCTGCAGATCAATCATCTTGAGCTTTTTGTCTAGCTTGGCTGTTTTTGCTGTGATAGCATGTCCTAGCATGTTGCTGGCCACACTGAATATCTCACTGGCAAATCTTGAATCAACTTGCATGCCAAGATCCATGAGATCTTTGTAGCTGTCTTTGGCCAGTTCAGCCAGGCCGTCCATTTCTTCATCACTGCTTTCCAGGCCGCGCACACCGGGCAAAGCAGCGTCTACTTTGTCTATGTTTTCATCCAGGATTTGTAGTTGTGTGCGTAGGTCTTGCACAGGAGGGCTGCCAGCATCAGTTTCAGGGGCATCCTCTGATGGGGGCAATTCAAACAGTTCTTCGAGTTTGCGAGTCATGCCATATTTAGTGGCTATTTTTTTCCGTTATGAAACATTTGGTCTTCAGTGATCACTCTAAAAGTGATGCCATTTTTCTGAGCCCATTTGGTGGCAGCCGCCCATTTGGCATAGTTGATGGCCACAACAGCACGGTCTCGACTGTTCATTTTTGATTCAACCACGCTTTGTTTTTTAGGTTTGATTTCAATCAACTCTGCTCGCATGATGTTGTCACGTGTGCGATAAGTGATTAGAAAGTCTGGAATATACTGTGTACCTTTGCCAGTGAGTGGGTGCCGATAAGGTATAGCAATGCTTTCACTGGCCCATTGCAAGATATGATCATTGGTGTCGCAGAATTTCATAAAACTGAATTCCCACCCAGATCTATAACGCGGCTTGCCTTTGCCCACGTATTTGTCTGCATTCAACACTTCATAATATCCCTGGGCCCAGTGACTCATGGCAGTATATTTCTAGCTTGATAAAAGTTTGGTACCACTGCTGCTCCCACGCCCAGCAGTGTGGCTCGTGAACGTATGTTGTTGAGATAGTAGGCTAGACTGACATCAATGTTCAATCCTGAATTGGACTGCATTTGTTGCAACAATGTCAGTGCTGAGATTTCAGTTTGTTCAGCAACTCTAAACAAGCTCACAGTAAAATTTCCTGCGGCTTGTTTGGTTTTCATCAAGCTCACAAAATAACTGTACACAATGTCATATTCAGCGGCAGGAATGTTGGCATCATAATCATAAAAACTGTCAAACACTCTCACAGTTTGATCAATGTTGGTGTTGGCATAATTTACTGTGGTCATGATTTAGATAGCCCCAGGGTTTTGTCTTTGAGTAGCAGCTTCGTTGGCCTGTTTGGTGGCTTGATTACGTTCGGCCTGTGCTCGAGGGAACAGCCAACCATCAGCTTTGTTGGTCACTGCTTTTGTGGCATCAGGAAGACCTTGTACCAAGACATTTTTACCCAGGGTCCTGGCTTCACTGCGAGCAATAGAAGAAATATCTTTGTTCTTGTATGTTTGATTCAGTCTAGCACCTTTTTGCACAGCACCAATCAAGCCCAGTACTGAACCACTTTGTAGATCGCCAATGATGCCAGCGCCAGTTTCCAGCAGACCGCCTTGTCCAAACACTGTGGTAGTGCTGCCTGGTCTAGCAATAGGACTGGTGGTTTTGTCATAGTGTGCAGGATCAGCAAAACCTATTATGTTGGCATCACCGCCGTTGCGTGGATCACCAACTGCACCAGAATAGTATTTCACAGTTTCATAGGCCACGGTCATTGAATTTTGCATGATGCCGCCACCTTCGGCATAGCTGTATTGGTCATGACTCCAGTTTGTTATTAGTGGATTGATCAAGATGTACTCAGCAAACTTGTGCTGGTCCATGCCGTAGATTCTGATGTCGCGAAAGAAAGGTGGCTTGCCTGAAGTCAATGTTGATGCGCCATCATTGTATGCTTCACCAATGTAGCCCCAGTCGTTGACATTGCCCAGACGTTGTTGACTGTACAGGTCGCGACCAGTGTATCCAAAGCCGGCCACGCGACTGGCATCAGGGCCGTTGCTGCCGTTGTTGTTGTTGGGTTCTAGGTATCGTTGAGCTGGATCTTTGTAGTAATAGCTCATGTAGTAGTACCAAAGTTTTCGTATGAGGTCGTTGCTGGTGTCATGAAACACCACACTCACAGGTTCATAGTTCAACTTGGTTTGTATGATTCTTTTGCGGTTGTACTGGTTTAATGTTTCTGTTTCAATGTTGTACTTGGGCAAGTCCACAGTCTTCACTGCCAGGCTTATGTTTTTGATGTCGTCTGGATCAGCAAAGGCGCCACGCAAAAAAGGCACTTCGGCTGTGTTCAAAGTAAAACTCACATGAAAAAGAAACTTGAATCGTGGCTTGAGTTCGTAGGCATTGGTGGTAAATGTACGGCTTGCGTGTTGGTAATCACGCAAGCTGTTGTTGCCTGTGAACCCTTTTAAGAAGTCCTGGCCAAATGACGGCATGTTTAGACGCCTGAGCCAGTTACCACATCACCTAACGCACGTCCAATTTCAGTGCCGACGCCTGAACCTTCAGGAGTTTGGTTAGCATTGTCGTAAGCAATGGTCATGGCAATGGTCACTGCTTCGTTGGTGCCATAGTTGAGTTCACCGTAGTCAGCACCTTTGAGGTAGCAGCCATACAGTTCCCAGGTTTCAAGTACCACAGGTACATTGGCACCGTTGCCACCATCCAACACTTCAATCTTGGTAAGGAATTTGTAGTCAATGCCAGCTGCGGCTGAACTCATTTCTAAAAAGTCCATTTGTTTCTGGAACTGTTCGCCGATCAAACGACTCACTGCGCCACTTGCATCGTCTCGTATGGTGCAAGCAATATCTGCCCAGGCGTGTCGTCCAGCCAACTTCAACGTTGAGTTGTAGATGGGCAGTGCGATTTCTTCAAAGGTCAAGTTGGGTCGTGCCACGCTGAGCACTTGTTTGGTTAATTCAGTTCTTGGAGTGCTTACCCCAAAGTTTTCAAACATCACTCTAAAGCGATATCTAAGTTTGGGCATCAACAGGCCTTGAGTGGTAGAACTTTGATCACTTGCCAAGGGTACTGTCATTCGCTGTAATGATGAAACGGCCATTTGTTATCTCCTATATGTTTATTTAGCTGAATAGGTGACCGGAAAAATCCGGTCACTTTTATCATTGTCCAGCTGCAATGGCTCCAGTATTCTTGATACGCAGTGGAATGTAAATGAATTCCACAGCCTTCACAGGTTCAATGGCCACATCCAAATAAAGTTCATTGCGATCAATTCTAGCAGGTGTATTGTTGCTTTCGTCACACACCACCAGATAGTCATAGATGGCACGTTTGGCTATCAAGTCAATCATCAGACTGTTTGTGGTGTTGAGTATTTCATTGCGTGTGATCTGATCATTGGGTTCAAACAAATACAGTTTGCCAATTTCTTCCAGGCGTCCACGCAAGAACACTATGAGTCGGGCCACATTGATACGATCCAATGCAGTGGTAGCACCCTGACGAGTTTTGTTGCCAAAGTTGGTTATGCCCACTCCTGGTATAAAGGTAATGGGGTTGATGTTGTTTTCGTACAATACATCACGCAGTCCTTGACCAATGGCAGTTTGCACAAATTCACCTGTGGCAGAGTCAATGTAACCAATTGCGTTGGCATTGTCAATCACACCACGGCGTGTGCCTGCTGGTGCCAACCATGGATAGCTGACTGCATCACTGCGCAGGATTGTGCGTACCATCATGTGACTAGGCGGGGCCACCACAGTGTTGCCTGACAAGTCATTGGTCTGGCATGAAGGATAGAACACAGCAGCATAAGCTGATCCAATGATCAATCCATCTTCTGTTGGCAGTCCAAGTCCGCCATTGTTGGTAGCATAGGTTGCAAGGTCTGTGCCATTGGCTGCAAGACGCATGGGAGTGTCGCCCACAACAAACAATGTGTTTGATCGTTCATTGCTGAGCGCCACTAGATTGGTGGCCAGTTCAGGATAACCAGGTGCTGCTATCAAGTTGAATTGATTTTGTTCTTCTCTGGCAGGTAGGCTGGTGTCAATGCCAGCTCGCATGGCTCTGATTACCAGTGCTCGTTGTGCTTGACGTCCTGCATACATGCTACCGTTGGCTTTGTTACCGCTGGTGGTGACCCAGGTGTAACTGTACAATGGCAAGTTGGCATTGTTTGTGGGAGCAGCAGGATTGTAAGCACCAGCATCAGGATAATTGGCTGTGGTAAAGTAGTTGGTAGTAAACTCTTTGACATTGTAACCACTTCTACGTGTGTTAAACAACAGCATGCCTTGGGGATACAGTGCAGGATCAGGTGCATCCAGGTCCAAGTGATTGCTGGTCAACAAACTTTCTATGGTAGGAATGTCGTCAGTCACAGGATTGGTAGCGCCCGTGGTGCTCCAACGTGCATCTGCAAACAGAATACCATTTTGTGTGACTTGATCTGTGGTATCTACTGCTACCCATTGCTCCAGTCCGTCCACTTGTTCCCAACGATACAGTGCAGGATAAGCTTCTAGATCACTGGTGTCAATCCAAAGGTCACCCAGTTCCAATGGTGATTCGGCTGTGTCATTTTGTGTCAGCGGAGCCGATGCAGCCACTATGGGACCGCTGGCATTGGTCAAGCTGAGATCAAAGCCGCGCACGTCATTTGTGACGTTTTGATAGCCAAGCCAGGCACCATTTTCTTGGATCATGATATCTGCTTCGTCCACAGTGCTGTAGTACCACAATCTGCCGTTGGCAGGATTTTGATCTGGCGCATTGTCGCTGGCAGTGTAGGTAAACTGTGGGCTTGTTACCCAATTGGACAACACAAGAAAGCCTCCGCCCAGTGGTTCAGTTCTGACATATGTGGTGTTGACAGAAAAACCAGCTGTGGTCAGCGGGGTGCCTACATCAGGGCCTACAAAAATAGTGCCACCTTGTGAATGTGTAAACACAATTTTGCCTGCGCTGTTGACACTGGCACTGACAAATGGTATGTTGGCCAAGCTCACTGCTGAGATAAAATTGGCCACGGTGCCTGTGCCTGCAATGGTCACTGTAGC